AGATAAGCGACGAGGCATACAGTCGCGGCGAGTGCCCTCTTGGCGAACAGGCCGTGCGGGTGACGTCCTGTTGCCATGACATACTCTTCGAAGTCCGCCAGTCGGAGGTTGTCGGAGATGTAGTCGAGTGCCTCCCTCGTGGGGGCTTGGAATGAGATATTAGACACGTTGGCTCTTACTCGTCATGAGGCCCCTCCACGAGGCCGCAAGGAAGCTGCTCGGGAACGGGCTGTCGTTTGAAATGGTGAGTGCCCAATAGGTGTTCTTGCAGGGCGTCTTGATGCGGAAGGTACCTTCGTCGAGGTCTGGGATGGACAACTCTGTGGCACCGAGAATGCGACCGGAGAACTCTTTGACCACCGGGTCACGGTACTTCGGTGTGAAGGTGGCCTTGAAGTAGCCTGCAGCCGTGAAGTCGAGGAGATAGTCCCTGACCTTGATCACGGCCTCGGTGTCAGCCATGAGGCCTCCACCCGGCGCTTGCGTCAGGTAGTATGGACGCGTCAGGCCGAAGGACTGCTCATAAGGAACACCGATGACAAACTTCCAGCTGGTCTTGTCGCCGGGCACAGAGATGGTATTGCCACCTTGTAGGGTCACATTCATCTGGATACCCGGAGCGTGGTCATCCGCCTCGGAGTAGACCGTCACGACCTGCGTGTTCGCCGGAGGGGCGTAAGGCAGGACGATGTCAGTCCGGTCGTACTGCGCGCTGTAGGTCATCGTGCAGTCATCCGAGAGGACACGCCTGTCGAGATGCGTGAAGTAGCTCAGGCCGGTATCCTTGAGGCCCGGTCTGAACCGTATGCGCTCGAGGTGATACCCATCGGCCCTCTCGACCACGAGGTATGCGATGTTGTCGAAGAAGTCACACGACAGGATCGTGGCACCCTCTTCGAACTCCCACGTACCCCAAGCCGATTGGAGCTTCTCCTGACCTGACCAGAAATACTCATAGACGTACATCTTGTTCGGGGTGTCCTCAGAGATCGCCAAGATGACATTCTCGAGGGTTGACCCGGTCATGCGGGAGATGCCGGTCGGCAGGTAGGTCGGGCAGTGAGCCGTCACTTCGATAGCGTCCTCGGTCTGGGCCGCTCCGTCCACGTAGAACTCGCGGACACCTGAGGCACCATCGCGGTCGAACGTGAAGTAGATGAAGCGTCCAGCGGAGACCGGGCGGCATCTGGCAGAAGCCTGAAAGCTCGTGACCGGGTCGATGGTCGCGGTGTTGGGCGTAAGGACGCCGTCAGCGCCCATGATGAACTGAGCGTTCCGGGCGAATAGGACCAGCTTACGGTCGAACGCGACGGCGTGTTCGAGGATCGACACCGGGGAGCTTTCCCCAGAGGCGTCACCTGCGACCACGTCGATAGGGTCGCTGTCCAGCACCTGCGTGATGGTCGTCGGGAACAGATTGAAATAGTCCCCGGCCTGCGACAGGAGGACGTTCTCGTCCGCAAGGAAGCCGAGGCGGTTGCGGAAGTAGAACAGCGAGCTGATGCTGAGGCCAGTGATTGAAGGGAACGGGGCGCTCTCATTGTCACCAACTGCCCGGTCAACCCACGGCAACTCGATCAGGTCGAAGCTGTCATCCGGGTTGCGCACGAGCGCGTGAGGCATCGTTGAGGGATCGAGGGATGTCTCGAGGCCCGGCTCTAGGGTTTCCTCCCAGACCGTGCCGTTGAAGCGGACCCAGTAATCGTCGAAGGCCGACGTCTGGTCGCCGACCACCTTGAGGACGATGCCTTCCTTGCCATGCTCTGGCAGGTCAGAGAAGCGTTGGACTTCCCCTGCGTAGGCTTTCAGGGCCTGTTTGCCCTGACCGTCTTCCACCTCGATGTAGAACTCGTCGGAATACGTGAGGTAGATCACTGAGCCGTCGATCTCTTTGGAGGCTGTACCGTTCAGCTGACCGTAGAGGACGCTGGCGATATAGGCAGTGTCGATGCCGTTGATGTCGTTCTCGGCGGCACCGTTCGGCGTCCTATAGTAGGCATAGGCAAGCTGGGTGTCATCAGACTTCCGCTTGATGGTGATCTTGTAGTCCTTGCCGTAGTTCCCGGCTCGGACGAAGATCAAGGCCTCGTTTGGACGTGTCGGCGCGGTGTCTGCAGTCTTCGCTACGGTGACATCTCGGTTCACGATGAAGGTGTAATCCGCAATCGTCAGGGACCTGAGGGACGTCCGGGGGGTGGTCGTGTTCAGGTAGGTGTTCGATGCGTTGTTGACGGTCATCTCTGCGCCGTCCGCAGTGTCGATCACCTTCAAGCTGCCAGAGCGAACCACAGCAATGAAGCGGTTGTCTGGATCGCGGTCGATGGGGAATACCGCAGCGCCTTCCTCGTACAGGCCGTCAATGATTTTCTTGACGTGTTCCGTAGGAGGACGCTTGGCCAGTCCTTCGACAGGATCGGCAGAGCAGTTCACCATGCTGTCGAGCTGGTTCATAAAGCGAGCAAGGGGCGGCTGCTGGCTCACCCCTCCGTACAGGTTCGGGATCGGTTGGTTGATCAGGGCCATTAGAGCGGCCTCCGCGTCAACACACGGGCGTTCGCCGGGTTCCTGAACCATCCGCGCGGCTTGGCACGGGCGTCGGCCTTCTTGAGGGAAGCCTGCGCTCTCGCCTCGTCCTGCTCAGTGAATGCGTTCTGCGTGGTCGAGCCAGTCCCTCGTGCCTGATAGACACGGGCGGCGCGGACGGCGATGTAATACCGGGCGGCACTCGGCAGCTCGGCATAGTCCAACATCTGGCAGACATTTAGGTACACAGGGGTCGTGAACGTGTAGCTGTTGGTCGAACGATTGTAGAGCTTGCGAGCCCTCTCGACGATATTCAGCGTCTGTGAGGCACCCACAGGGCGGACCCAGAGGGTGTCAGCTGGGAGGACTATCTCGCCGTCCACGTTTGGTGTGAACTTGCGCTCTTCGTCTACGTTGAACGCCCAGCCGTCGTCTTGGACAGTCCGAGAGATTTCCTCAAGGACAGCTTGGGCATCGGCGGCTTCATCGAAACCTGCCTCGTCCAGAGTGGCCACAGGGGCCTCTCCGTCGTTGCGGAGGATGATGTTGACCGCATCTAGTTCTGTGATGGGGTTCGTGTTCATGGTTATCCTTTCAGGCTCCGCTACGTGCGCGTTGCGCTTCCACGAGGGCGAGCATTGGAGCGAAAAAAAGGGAGACCCAGATTATCTCTGAGCCTCCCTTCGGTTTGCTTATTGGCGGTTGGTTACACCGGAGCGCCGGTACGGATCACAGCGGCTTCCTCCGGGCGGAGGACACCGTGGCCGACCAGCATCTTGGTCGTCACCAGCGTGGCGTTGTGGGTCACGAGGTGATCGTTACCCGTCATGCCGACCGCGAGGTCACGCATCTTGAGGGTACCAACGGCACCCGGACGCATGATCAAAGCGACGACGTTACGAGCATCGACGTTGTACTTGTCACCGTACGTGCCGGTCACGTTGGTGTTCGGCAGGTTGTTGGTCTTGATCAGGTTGAAGTTCAACAGCTGCGGAACGCGCAGTTCCTGAATACGACCAGCGCCGCCGTAGTCCGAGCTGATCGTCTCGTTGTCGGCAGCCAGCAGGTTATACTGGGCCGGGCGGAGGAACATGTTCCGATCTTCATCGGGGATGTCCTTCTCGTCGAAGTTCGTCGCGACGTCACGCATCGCGGCTTTCAGGACGGCGATGTCCGTGTCCGAGTTGGCCACGTCCTTCTGGAAACCAACGGTCTTGGTTTCGTAGATGTCGCCGGTGCCATCGAAGCGGGAGGTGCTTTCCAACGCAGCTTGGACGCCGACGCGGGCCACGTTCTGGTCGAACAGGCGGGCGATAGCCCGACCGTCTTCCTTCGTGAAGGCAGCGCGGTAATCGAAGTGCGTCATGGCTTGGTCGATCTCGGCGAACGAGGTCGCAGCCACGAGGAAGTCGTCGATGGTGATCAGGGTTTCAGCGAGGTTACCCTTCTCGCCGAGGATCATCGTGCCCGGCGTATGGTAGGACGCAGTCTTGCCGCCAGTAGACGGGAACTGAGCCGACTTACCGCTGGACAGGGTACGAACGAAGTGGCGGGAGCCGAACACGTTCGCTTCGTCGTACGCGGTGAACACTTCACCACCGTACGTCTTGAGGAACAAAGCGCGGTCGTCACCAGCCTGATTGACTTGACCGCCACGGAGTACGTTGAAATCTGGAGCTGCCATTTGGAAGCCCTTTCTGTGCAATGGGTTGAGGGTGTGGACGGCCTCATTCCTCTTCCCGTCACAGAGGGGTGTCCTCATGGTCACCCCCGCAGGGGATCACAATCGGGCCAACGATCTGAGAGTGGAGAGGGCCAAGCTGCCTAGCTAAGAAGCAGCACACGCTTGGCGCACAGGATTTCGGATAGATT